CAACCAGTTTGTGCTAACTGGTGCAGGAGAGCCCGTCTCGGGAGCGATTCGTCATTACTCAGCTACCGGACTAGAAACGGCCGGATATCTAAAGGTTACAGGGTCCACTACGTTGGGCGGCGCTGTGTCATCTTCGGCGGGAGCCGTATTGGTGGGATCAGTTTCATCGTCGGGAGATTTAGCGGTCACTGGAAATATGCATGCTGCAGCATATTATGGCGATGGTTCTAATCTAACTGGTATTTCTTCTACGGCTTCTGGCTCTGCTAGACATTACTCCGTTACTGGCGTGGAGACCTCGGGCTATCTGAAGGTCACAGGTTCTACCACCTTGGCCGGGGACGTTTCTTCATCAGCGGCCGCACGCCTGGTAGGTTCAATTTCTTCGTCTGGAGATTTAGCGGTTACGGGAAATGTACATGCTGATGCATATTTTGGTGATGGCTCTAACTTAACTGGCGTCGCAGGCTCTGCTTCTGGCTCCGCGCGCCATTACTCTGCGACAGGAGTTGAAACTTCCGGATATCTTAAAGTTACAGGGTCAACTACTTTGGGAGGTGCCGTATCATCCTCAGCCGGCGCAGTTTATGTTAGCTCGATTTCATCTTCGGGGGATCTGGCCGTCACAGGCAATATACACGCGGCCTTGTATTTCGGAGATGGCTCCAATCTCACGGGGGTGGGTAGCTCTGCCTCTGGTTCTGCCCGACACTACTCAGTCACCGGCTTGGAAACGTCAGGTTACTTGAAAGTTACTGGTTCTACGACCTTGGGGGGCGCAGTATCATCATCAGCCGGCGCAGTTTATGTGAGTTCGGTTTCATCTTCTGGTGATATGGCCGTCACGGGTAATGTGCATGCCACCACTTATTATGGGGATGGGTCCAGTTTGACAGGAATTGGAGCGTCATCCGCATCTGGCTCAGCACGTCACTACTCCACCACGGGAGTTGAAACCTCTGGCTATTTAAAGGTCACAGGATCTACCACACTGGCTGGTACTCTATCTTCGTCGGCGGCAGCAACTTGGGTAGGGTCCTTGTCGTCCTCAGCCAATATGGCAGTAACTGGTAATATGCATGCCACCACTTATTATGGTGACGGCTCCAATTTAACCGGTATTGGGTCTGCTGCAGCCTCGGGCTCCGCGCTTCATTACTCAGCCACAGGGATGATAACATCGGGATACTTAAAAGTATCCGGCAGTTCAAATTTCGCCGGAGGTATCACGCATAACGTAACGACGGTGACGGCTGCTACTTATACGTTGTTGGAAACTGATTATTATATTGCGGCGGACACCACTTCAAATGCAATTACTCTGACACTACCTAATGCGTGTGTTGATATCGCGGGTCACACTTATGTAATTAAAGACGTCGCCGGCACTGCCGCAGCGAATGCCATTACTGTTGACGGGTACCAAGCAGAAACTATCGATGGGAACGGCACCGTGGATATAGACTCTCCGTATGGGGCCGTAAACCTTTTTACGGATGGCTCAGCGTGGTTTATTTACTAGAGTAAAAAAATATACATATAAATATCTTTTCGAAGCGGCGTTTTATGAAAAGCTATACTATATGTTATAGAAAACGGAAGTGGGTATTAGTATATCTTTTATGTTTTGCTCCTTCAGATTGTGAATACAATCAAATGATTTTATGAATTTTCACCCGTTTGTCATTAATCTATAGGAGGATTTAAAAATGGCATATAAATTTCAAAAAGGACTATTTGAGGCCGACGGCGCCATCTCTGGCTCTAGTACGGTTCGAATGGATAGTTCAGTGTCTTCGTCCGGCGATTTGGCCGCGACGGGGTCTATTCACGCCGGCACTTTTTATTACGGTAACGGTTCAAAGCTGACGAATATTAGCTCTGACTCTGTTGACGTTGCTGATTCTAGCGCGAACAGTGAGTTCCGATTGGTTGGTGTTGCGGCATCTGGTGATGGGGTTAACCTCACTTGTATGGATACTGCAGCTCAGCGCGTTACGATGAACGCGTCGACTGGTCTTCTGACTATTACTGGCGACACAGCGATTGGTGATGATCTTTCGCTTACATCTGATTCGGCTGTCCTTAACATGGGAGCAGGTAACGACGTTACCTTCACTCATGATGGTACAACTGGTTTAACTATTGCTGCTACCCCGATCTCTATTGATTCTACCGGCGAGTTGCACCTCAACTCGACCACTGGCGATATTAAACTGCAAGATGGCGGAACGGATCAAATTGCATTTGATCTTGATGGTACTGCCGGCGAAGTTATTATGAAGCCGGCTGTTGACGCTGATGATCTCGTCCTCTCACAGTACGATGGTACTGAAGTGGTTCGTATCAATGACGACGCTTCGTTGTCTCTTGTTGGCGCGAAGTTGGGCATTTCGAATAGCTCTAGCGATGTTGTTTTCAAGCCGCTTACTGATGCGAAGTCCTTGATTTTTCAACAGTATGACGGCACAGTGGCCTTGACGATCAATGATGATATCGAGGTAGTGGTTGGTCACGGTCTTGTACCAGATGCTAACGATGGCGCTTTCCTTGGAGAGGCCGGCCTTGCGTTTAGTGATCTCTTCCTTGCGGAAGGCGGTGTTCTTAACTGGGACAGTGGTGATGTTACTTTAACCCAGACGGGCAATTCGTTGGCAGTCGCGGGTGGTACTTTCAATCAGGATGATACTACGGAAGCAACTAGCACCACTGACGGTTCTTTGCAGACCGACGGTGGTTTGTCTGTTGTTAAGAGTGCTGTTATCGGCGATGATCTCGATCTCTTGTCGGATTCTTGCGTTATTAATATTGGTAGTACGTCTAAGTTCACTTTGACTGATCAAGCAGCGAATAACTGCGTGATGGCCGCGACGAACGCAAGGCTTGCTTTTGGTAATGCTGGTGAGTATATTAGTGGTGACGGAACTGATCTTAAGATCGTTTCTAGTGGTGACATTGATATGACTGGCGATCTTGATGTTGTGGGCACAATGTCGTGCGATACAAGTATAACGCTTGATACAACCACAATTACTACAGCAGAAATTGGTGTTCTTGACGGCGTGTCCGTTGGTGTTGGCGCTGCTAGCAAGGCTCTTGTCTTAAACGCTAGCGCTGATATTGCTTCTGGTTTGCGTTCACTGACTGGTTCTGGCGATGTCTTCTTCGCGAACGGTCACTATACGGGTGGAATTTTCACCGCTGGTAGTGATACTCTCGGAAGTGACGGACAGGACGAAGTTACTATTAATTCTATTGCTGCTTTCAAGAACGGCTGGGAGTTAAATATTACTGCAAGTGGTGGTGCGATGGACCTTACCGATGCAGGAGCCCTTATGGTTCTTTGCACTGGTTCGGCTGCTCAGACGATCACGCTGCAAGGTAGTCAGGTACCTAATGATGGATATGCTATCGTAGTTAAGAACGCCAGTTCTTCTGATCGCGAGATTACTATTACGGGATCCGCAACTGGCAACGTTTACGATGCTTACACCATTGACGGACAGACCTCGTTGAAGTTGGAGTCGCCATACGCTGCGGTTAACCTTCTTTGGTCTGCCACCAATGGCGGATGGAGTGTCTACTAAGATAATTCTAACTTCTCTTCGGAGATAGTTATACAAGTTTTAAGGGCGGGTATCTTTCGGGATACTCGCCCTTTTTACATTTAAGATTCTATATATAACATGGCATATAAATATGTAACAGGTTCAGTGCGCCGCGGCGACATCTATGATGAAGATGATGCGCAGAAAAATACTTATATTGATTGGACTCCGAGTGGTGATGCCTTAGGGATCGTCGCAGGAGGCACCACAGTATTTGTTGTAAGCGGCTCCACCGCCAAAGTGGGAGTGGGTACAGCAGCGCCCACGACAACTCTACACGCATATGCGGACGCGTCAGACGAGTATGTGGCACTGATCGACAATGATGCAGGATCAAACTCTCATGGTCTAAAAGTAACTTCAGATGGAACAGGTACCGGTACCACTCTTCTTGACATTGAAGCAGGCTCGACTACAGTATTCAAAGTTAGAGGAGACGGAAGAGTTGGTATTGGGGTTGCAACACCGGGCTCTACGCTTTCTGTCGATGATGAAATAGCAGTTGGTGAAAAGCTGCTCCACAGAGGAGACCCTGATACATATCTGCAATTCCCCGGGCAAAACCAAGTGAACCTAGTTGCTAACGGGCATTCCTTCCTGAAGTATGACGGAAAGATTTTAATAAATAACGCGAATCGAGACCGTGATACACAGATCATGGCGGACGATGGGAGCGTTTTGCTCCATGTCGACGCTGCAGATAATAGAGTAGGTATTCACACCACGTCCCCCGGATCGACCTTTGAAATCAGCGGCTCTCAGGCTGTTAACTATGCACAAACAGCAGCAAGCATTACTTTTACTGAAACTCATTTTATTGTAGATTACACCGGGAATGGAGATGCCACCTTTACGCTGCCCACTCCTTCAGGAGTTACTGGTCGAATGTACTATGTCGTAAGCCATGCCCAAGGCGAAGAAGACGCGCTTACGGTGACGAGTTCCGTAGACGCAACAACTTTTCAAGGCCCCAACCTGGAGGGCGGCTCACAACCCCACGTTGCTATTGACGGCAATACTCCCCAAAGTTTACACCTCATCAGTACGGGAGCTGATTGGTTTATACTTCATGATGGGAGAGCCGAAGGGCACTAATTACTGTTTAGTAATACGAGAAATCACAACTATTAGTCATTTCCTTATCTTACATACTATTTATTTTGATTACCTATCGGAATTGGAGCTAATTTTATGTCTTCGTTGTTAGAAGAAGCTATTGTTGACGCGAAAGCGCTTAAGGACGCGGCATTGAAAAATGCCGAAGACGCCGTATTAGAGAAGTATTCGCGCGAAGTTAAGTCAGCTTTAAACACTCTTTTGGAACAAGAAGAGGACGCACTAGATATGGGCGCGGATATGGGAGGCGACATGGGAATGGGCGCTGAACCAACGGCCCCAGCTGCAGAGCCCGGCGATGCATCCTTTTTAGAGGAAACTCCCTATGCATTCCAGACCGAAGAATTAGACGCACCTGCGCAAGACGAGATTGTAGAAATTGACTTCGATCAGCTCAAGGCCCGCTTGGAAGAAGAAGAGGCCGAGGGCGACATGGGATCCCCCGATGACTTAATGGGCTCTGAAGATGTTGCTATGGAACTGCAGGAAGAGGGGCCCCTTTCTCCGGGCTCGAAGCCGAATCCCGATGAGGAAGAGGACGCTGCTAGTCTTGCCGGCGGCGCCGATCGCGAGGAACTAGATGAAGATGCAGAGATTGATCTTTCAGAAGAAATGATCGATTCGCTAGTTAACGAACTCCTCAATGTGGACATGAGTCCAGAACTTCAGGGATGGTCCTCCCTTAACTCCGCTGACAATAGTACGGAGCAGGCCAATAATGATGCAATTGCTGACGCCTCAGCGGCACACCTCGATGAAGATGAGGAATTAGAAGAGAAAGCGGAGACGGTTTCAACGCCGGCCGACGTGGATCTTTATGAGGCAAAAATGAAGAATCTTAACGTTTCTGTTAAAGAGTTAAAATCTTTGTTACAAGAGGCCAAATTTCAACTTAGAAAGATGAATTTGGCAAACGCCAAGCTTGTTTACCAAAACAAGGCATTAGGCAGCACCTCCTTGAATGAGCGACAAAAAAATCAAATTGTCGAAGCTGTTAGTCGTGCCAATTCGGTTGAGGAAGCAAAAGTATTGTTTGAAACAATTCAAAACGCAGTGGGCGTCACCCGCGGACAACGCGGTCGACCAGAGACACTTCGTGAAGCTGTATCCAAACACACTTCTTTGTTACTCAACTCCCAGAGAGAAAGCAAGGCAACCACAGATCCAAGAATGGATCGAATGCTGCGTTTAGCAGGGTTAGACTAGAACTATATTAGGAGGTTAAAAATGTCTATCGTACAAAAATTAACTGAAGGTATCGTTAACCGTGATCTCGCGAAGGAAGGTGCTACGCTTATTAATAAGTGGGAAAGTACCGGCCTTTTAGAGGGCATGGGTAGTGATGTACTTCGAAACGGAATGGCTCGACTGCTTGAAAATCAGGCTAAAGAGCTTCTCCGTGAGGCCAGCAGTATGCAGGCCGGGGATGTTGAGGGCTTTGCCGCTGTCGCGTTCCCACTCGTTCGCCGTGTATTCGGCTCCCTGATCGCTAACGATCTTGTTAGTGTTCAGCCGATGAGTCTCCCAAGTGGACTCATCTTCTTCCTTGACTTTGTGTATTCGCCTGATATTGGCGAGCGCTCGTCAACGAATGGTCGTCTTGGCGCCGAGCCTAACGCTTCCATCTATGGTGGCGCGATCGTCGGTTCCCAGATCACTGGTGGTATCAATCTGAGTTCTGGTTCATCCCCAGAAGTTGGCCCCTACGCCCTTAACAACGGTTATTCGTCTCCGACTGGCTCCGCGACTCTCGCGGGCTCTTCGTGGCGTATCGTTGCATCGGGTACTGCGGGTAATGATTACAACCTTACTGGTGCTCAGAGTGGCGACTCCCATGTGTCGTTAGGTTCTCTTTGCGGCTGGGACAACGATCTTTCTGGATCGCCTGTCGTGGTGGCTGAGATTGCCCTGTCGAACTTCGATACCGAAGGCCGACGTCTGAATCTTGATGACTTTGTTGCCATCCAGATTTCGGGTGCTGGCGGTTCCGGTGGTGTGGGTGGTTTCAACATCCTCGCTGGTTCTGGATCGAATGTGGTTGGTCACGTTCGCCTTACGCGACGTCTTACTCAGTTTAGTTCAGGTTCTGCGGGCAGCGCTATTGCCAATCGTTCCTCGGACAACTTGCTCTTCGTTTTCGGAGGTTCTGGGACTACTACTACGACTGCACTTATTGCAGCTGCCCTTACGGGTTCTGAGGCTGCAGCAAATACGTGGTCGTATCCCGAGACGGACGACTTCGACAATGGCGGGGCCCTTGGCTCGGTTATTGGTGGAGCGGAATGGGGACTTGAGAATAGTCCGAACATTCCCGAGATCGACATCAAGGTCGACAGTGTGGCCGTTACGGCGGTTACCAAGAAGCTCAAGGCCAAGTGGACCCCGGAGTTAGGACAGGATCTTAACGCCTACCACAACCTTGATGCCGAGGTCGAGCTTACTCAGATTCTGTCTGAGCAGATCGCTCTTGAGATTGATCGGGAGATCCTTGAGGATCTTGTCCGTGGTGCAACTGCTGGTGTCCGTTACTGGTCCCGTGCTGCAGGCCGTTTCGTTAATCGCGAGACTGGTGTGGAGCTTGGTGCTTCTACGACACCTGATTTCACTGGTAACGTTAGTGAGTGGTATGAGACTCTCGTTGAGACAATCAACGATGTTTCGGCCCAGATCCATCGCAAGACTCTTCGCGGTGCTGCCAACTTCGTCGTCTGCGGACCTGAAGTTGCCAATGTCCTTGAGTTCACTGCTGGTTTCCGTGCTAACGTGACTGCTGATGCTGATCGTGGTGATATTGGAACCGTGAAGGTTGGTTCACTTTCGAAGAAGTTCGACATTTATGTCGATCCGTACTTCCCGCGTGCTTTGGTCCTTGTTGGCCGACGCGGAGGTAGCTTCCTAGAGAGTGGTTATGTGTACGCACCTTATGTGCCACTCCAGACTACTCCGACGATCTTCGGTGTTGAAGACTTCGTGCCCCGCAAGGGAGTCATGACCCGATACGCCAAGAAGATGGTTAGACCTGATATGTACGGCTTAGTTGTTGTACAAGATCTAGTCTAGAACTGACGTAGGTCAACTTTTATGAAAGCCTCGGCTCGAAAGAGCCGGGGCTTTCTATTTAGTAGTGAACTAACGAGGTATAATTCATGGCAATCCCTAATTTAAGTCCGGCTTCAACTAGTAATTCTAATATATTACCTGTTACCGGAGCGATTGCTAATGTTTCTAGTTCACTTCCTTTTGGTATATATGTGGAATCGGCCCCATTTTTGTCGGGGGCTGTTGATCAGGTGGCCTATACCTATAAGAAGTTAGGAGGAGATGTCCTTGATATCGAGCTGAGTCAAGGAAATGTTTATGCGGCTTATGAAGAGGCGGTCTTAGAATACTCTTATCTGGTTAATCTTCATCAGACCAAAAATTCGTTATCAACCTATTTGGGGGCATCCACAGCCTCTTTTAATCAAGACGGGGAAATAGCCTCTGGCGATTCTTTATCTGGTTCCGGCATAGAGCTAAGATATCCGCGTTTTGACTATGGTTACGTCCGCCGCGTGTCATCTACCACCACCACCGAAACCGGTCTCGGAGGCATTACTCCTATTTATTCGGCATCTTTTGCTACTATTGCGGAACGCCAAGACTACGATTTACAAACATTAATATCTGCTTCTGCGTCTGCTGATACTACGGTTCCTTACTATGGTCTCGTGGGAGATAAAAGAGTAATAGTTCGAAAGGTATTTTACAAGAGTCCCCGTGCTATGTGGAGGTTTTATGGCTATTACGGAGGGTTTTCCGTGGTTGGCAATTTAAGGACTTATGGCCAGTTCGCCGACGATTCCACGTTTGATATTGTCCCGGTATGGCAGAACAAGCTTCAGGCCATGGCCTATGAAGATGCGATTTATACACGTACATCACATTATTCTTACGAGATTAAAGATAATATGTTACGCTTATTCCCCACCCCCGACCGAACAAGTCCAGAAAAGTTTTGGGTACAGTTTACTATCGATAATCAATATGAGCCTTGGGATGACACGGGCCGCGGAAACACAGGCGCCAAAGGCATTAACAATATGAATACTGTTCCTTTTGGTAATATTCCTTATTCCAGTATTAATTCGATTGGAAAGCAGTGGATCCGTCGCTTCGCACTTGCGCTTACTAAAGAAGTGTTAGGACAAATCCGCGGCAAGTTTGCTAGCATCCCCATCCCCGGAGAAAGTATTACTCTCAATGCTTCGGATTTATTGAGTCAAGCTGCAACTGAACAAAACGCCCTACGGGACGAGTTAAAGACTATTTTGGAGGAGTTGACT